CAAAAAGCAAAGAGTCAAAGAGATCTTAAAATGCGGTAAGGATCCATCTTACTTTCTTAACACATATGCCCGTATATCACACCCGATGCACGGGCTGATTCTTTTTGACACGTATGACTTTCAAGATGAGCTTCTCAAAGAGTTTAACGACTATCGCTTTAATGTAATCCTCAAAGCGCGCCAACTCGGTATATCCACCATTACCGCCGGCTATATTGTGTGGATGATGCTATTCCATCGTGATAAGGCCATTCTTGTCATGGCAACAAAGTTTGCCACAGCCGGGAACCTCGTTAAGAAAGTAAAAAGCGTCATGCGAAATCTCCCCGACTGGCTCAAAATATCAACTATTGACGTAGACAACAGAACATCTTTTGAGCTTTCAAATGGCTCATCTATTAAAGCTGCCTCTACCTCCGGAGATGCCGGTCGTTCTGAGGCGTTGTCTCTCTTGGTCCTCGACGAGGCTGCTCACATCGAGAACCTCGACGAACTTTGGACCGGTCTGTATCCCACACTATCAACAGGTGGTCGATGTATAGCGCTGTCTACGCCCAACGGTGTCGGCAACTGGTTTCATAAGACGTGCGCAGACGCCGAAGATGGTTCCAACAACTTTAACTTAACGACATTACCTTGGGATGTTCACCCTGACCGCGACGAAGAGTGGTATAAGAAAGAAACCAAGAACATGTCCAAGCGCCAAATTGCGCAGGAGCTTAAATGCAACTTTAATACATCTGGCGAGACTGTTATCGATCCAGACGACATGGAATGGCTTTTGGCCAGCACAAGAGAACCAAAGCATCGAACAGGATTTGATAGAAACTTTTGGATTTGGGAAGAGTTTGATCCGACATGTAATTATTTATTGGTTGCAGATGTGGCCAGAGGCGACGGCGCCGATAACTCTGCGTTCCACGTTATAAAACTTGAAACACTGGAATGCGTCGGAGAATATCAGGGAAAACCGACGCTTGATATGTATGCCAACCTGCTTAATCAGGCTGGAAGAGAGTTTGGAAACGCTATGCTGGTGGTCGAGAACAACAACATTGGTTATTCTGTATTGGAAAAACTTATTGATTTTCAATATCCAAATGTTTATCACTCTATTAAGTCCACACACGAATACATCGAACAATATCAAGCTGAGAACGTCACCAGCGCCGTGCCTGGTTTTACAACGTCAATGAAAACCCGGCCGCTTATCGTAGCGAAATTAGAAGAGTTTATCAGAAATAAACTAATTAGAGTATATTCATCTCGCACCGTCAATGAAATGAAAACATTTATTTGGAGGAATGGAAAACCCCAAGCTATGAAAAGTTATAATGATGATTTAATTATGGCTCTTGCAATTGCCTGTTGGGTTAGAGACACGGCCCTTCAAGCAAATGCAAGAGATTTAAATTATCAAAAAGCTTTTGTAAATGCGATTCATACAACAAAAACAACGATGAATACACAAATAAAAGGACAAGATGGCTACAAAAAAGGTAATATATTTGATAAAATGTCTGAAGCAGAACAAATGTATGAACAATACAAATGGATTATAAAGTGAGAAAGTAAATGGCACCAAGTGATAAAAACCCCAAAAACAAAGATTCAAATCTTTTTAAAGCATTAACAAGATTATTCTCCGGCCCGATCATAAACTACCGCTCTCAGTCCGGACGCCGGATTAGAAGACAACATTTAGACAAGTTCTCTTCACGATTCAAATCTGTTTCCGGCCAACAGTTTAAAAAGTCACTATACAACCCTCTTGACACAATGGCCACCAGCGCGATTCAAAGTCAGAGACGAGGAGAGCGTTATGTTGACTTTGACCAGATGGAATACATGCCTGAGATAGCTTCGACAATGGACATATATGCAGATGAGATGACAACGTATTCTGATCTTCGACCGATGTTAAACATTAAATGCCCGAACGAGGAGATTAGAGCGGTCCTGGCAGTACTATATGAAAACATATTGAACGTTCAGTATAACCTTTTTGGTTGGGCGCGCACAATGTGTAAGTACGGCGACTTCTTCTTGTATCTGGATATCGATGAAAAGTATGGAATACAGTCGGTTATTGCATTGCCAACAGCTGAACTTGAAAGATTGGAAGGCCAGGATTCAACCAATCCAAACTATGTTCAATATCAGTGGAATTCAGCAGGAATGACATTTGAGAATTGGCAGATCGCACATTTCCGTATTCTCGGTAATGATAAGTATGCTCCTTACGGCACTTCTACTCTTGAGCCTGCCCGACGCATTTGGCGTCAGTTAACTTTGATGGAAGATGCGATGATGGCCTACCGTGTTGTACGCTCATCTGAAAGAAGAATGTTTAAGATTGATGTAGGTTCTATCCCCCCACATGAGGTAGAACAATATATGCAAAAGGTTGTTTCACAGCTTAAGCGACACTCCATTGTGGACGCGGATAGCGGCAGAATAGATCTAAGATATAATCCAATGAGCATCGAAGAAGACTATTTCATTCCTGTCCGCGCTGGATCAGCAACAGACATTCAAACGCTTGCCGGCGCGTCGAATATCACACAGATTGATGATGTTAAATATCTTCGAGACAAACTATTCTCCGCACTAAAGGTACCCCAGGCCTATCTTTCCATGGGAGAAGAAGCATCAGAAGACAAAACCACTCTCGCTCAAAAAGACATTCGTTTTGCGAGAACCATTCAAAGATTACAAAGAGTTATTATTTCAGAGCTTGAAAAGATTGGCATTATTCATCTTTATACATTAGGCTTCCGAGGCGATGACCTGTTGGCTTTTGACTTATCTCTTAATAACCCTTCCAAGATTGCAGAACTTCAAGAGTTGGAGCACTGGAAGCAAAAGTTTGACATTGGTGCAGCCGCCACAGAAGGGTACTTCTCTCGTAGGTGGGTATCAGAAAACGTCTTTGGTATGTCACATGAAGAAATAATGCGAAACCAACGAGAGACATACTTTGATCGCAAGCATGATGCAGCATTGCAGGCGGTTGCCGAAGCTGCAGCCGCCGGTGAAACTGCCGGCACTTTGGGTGGCGGTGAAATGGGCGGTGAAATGGGTGGTGAAATGGACATGGGCGGTGAAATGGACATGGGCGGAGAAGAGATGCCAGCCGGAGAAGCCGGCCCAGAAGAAGGTGGGGGCGACGAGTCACCCCTGCTGGCTGTTCCCCCGGGTTCTCGAAACGCGCCGCGCCTCACCCCTAAAGCAAAAGGAAAGGTATATAAGCCCGTTGAAAGAGACGGACGTGAAAGGGCAGGTTTTCGCAAGAACCAGTTAGCGCAGGGCAACCTGGAGAAAAGAGGCCGCGCCAAACGAGCTAAGTTCCCGGGTTCTGAAATCAATACCATTCCTAGTATTGCGAAAGGGATTTATGAAGAAGAGCAGTCTATTTATACATTGAGAGAAAAGTCTGAAGAAGATAAATTATTTGAGATTAACGATTCTATCCGAAATCTTTTATTAGGTTTGGAAAACAAGAAACGATTAACGGAGCATAAGGATGAAAATTAAACACAACAAAAAACGCAATACCGCTTTTGTATATGAAGCCCTCATTAGGGAAGCCACAGTAGCCACCCTCAAGGGGGATAAAGAGGTAAGAGACAAAGCGCTTCATCTTGTGAAGAAACACTTTACACCAAATAGCGCATTAAAAAAGGATTTAGTTTGCTACCGGTCGCTTTGTGGAAAACAAAATCTTGAGAAAATAACCTCTGAAAAGATAATGAGGGAAGCCAAAATCGCCCAACGTTTAATCGATCCATCCGGACTGTTTAAAGCTCAAACAGAACTAATAGATGATGTCAATAAAGAACTATCACCATCAGTCTTTGGAAACTACGTCCCAAATTATAAGACCTTGGCGACCATATCTCAAATCTTTCATGGTAGACTATCCCCCAAGAAGACTGTTATGCTAGAGAATCAGATTATTGATGGTATGACCCAGGTCACGGATCAAAAAATAGATGAACCTAAAGTTGATAACGTAGTCCTTAAGACATTCGTTAACAAGTTTAACGATAAGTATACCGAGAATCTTTTAGAAGAGCAGAGGAGCTTGCTGTCACATTACATTTCTTCCTTCACAGACAACTCAGTGGAGTTGAAGATGTTTCTAAACGAAGAGATAACAAGATTAAAGAAAGATATGGTTAATGCTAAAAAAGTTTCCGAGGTCAAAGAAGACGACGAAATGCTTACAAAGACAAATAAAATTATTGAAAAGCTAGATAACTTTGCCAACCAAGATATCAATGAAGATGTACTACTTACAGTTATGAGAACCCAAAAGTTAGTTAAGGAAATTTATAGCGATGGCGATAATAATTAAAGTTGGCGAATTCGCCAATGAAAAAAAGGTCAAATTAGAACTAAACATAAGAAAAAGCCTCAGCGGTGATCTTATGATTTTTGACCATGGAGATATTGATATCGTCCTGTCTCCGTCAAAAAATAAAGTTGTTGCATTTCCAAAAGAAACAATGAACGATTTAGTATACGGCGCTCAAAATAGATTAATGAGCTTTTTAAGAAAAAGAGGCGTCTTGATTGCCGAGTCGATTCAGGCCGGCGCATTCTATGGTTCCGTAGAGGGCACCCTTGAGGCGCCAGTAAATGAAGACCTTAGTGCATCAAAATTGGCGCTAGTTAATATTTCAAGCTTCATCGACGAAGAGCGTCCCTACTTTGAGAATGTCGAAGCGATTGTTTCAATGGCAGATGACGAACTTGTCCACCCGGATAAGGAACATTCAACAGAGTTGGGCGAAGTGCCACACTCCACAGACCAGGGTTCCATTAGAAAGGGATACGTTAGAGATCCTTACGCACTAAACTACTTGTACACACTATAGAGGCATCAGTGGAATTAATATATTTTGTTTTAATAGCCTATGGGCTTACCCAAATCTTAGTATATGGTAAGATATTTGATCGTTGGCGCCCAAAGAGCGGCCCCATTCGAAAGCTGCTCGAATGTCCAATGTGCATGGGATTCCATGTTGGGTGGTTTTTAATGCTACTTTCTCCATTTACAGAACTATTTAGTTTTGATGTAACCGTTGCAAATTTCTTTCTTTTGGGATGGCTGTCTTCGGGAACATCTTACATTATGAATATGATATTTGGAGACGAAGGAATCAAACATGAACATAAACATTTGGACACAAAAATGGATGTTACAACCAGTAAGACACTGTTGTAAAGGGTCTTAGCTATGGGCAAAGTACTCTTACGAGAATATTACGAGCTTTGTGAAGGCGGCGTTTGTCAAGATCTTTTAACAGAAGACGAAAAGAGATATGTTGCCGATGGCGGCATGTTGCTGTCTGGTGTTATGCAGAGATCAGACACGCAAAACGGCAATGGTCGTATTTATCCTCACAAGGTTTTAATGCGCGAGGTCGAGAATTATAAGAAGCTTGTAAAAGAGCGCCGTGCTCTAGGTGAACTAGACCACCCAGATGATTCGGTCATCAATTTAAAGAATGCCTCTCATATGGTTACAGATGTGTGGTGGAATGGCCAAGATGTGATGGGAAAAGTTCAGGTTCTTAATACTCCCTCTGGTGGCATTCTGCGCTCACTTGTAGAGTCCGGTGTTAAACTCGGCATCTCTTCAAGAGGTATGGGTTCTGTTAGCGAGAACCAAGGGAGCACCATCGTAGAAGACGATTTTCAATTGATTTGTTTTGACTTTGTGTCAGAGCCATCGACACCCGGCGCCTTTATGATGAAAGAGGCAAAAGATTTATCAACCTCTAATGTTATTACAAGAGCAGACAGAATAAACAGACTGCTAAATGAGGTGTTAGAAAATGAGTAGTTGGTCCAGTTTTGAAGATGACAAAAAATATGCAGATGCATGGCGCGATTATTTAAATGAGAGCGAAGAAGAAATAGAATTAGACGAAGGCCTTTGGGACAGGATTAAAGCAACTGCGGCAGGCGCAAGAGAAAAGATTCAAAAAGCCAAAGTAGACTACGGTACCACCAAGCGCCAAGCCAAGCTTGCTACAGGCTATCCTGTTGATCCGCTTATGAGCCCCCGCAGCGCCAAAGGCGCCGCAACCGCAGCGACAGGATCTGCCGATGACGCCGACGCTGGCACAGATGCTGCGACAGGCACCCCCGGTATGTCTCCTGGTGATAAACCGCAAATTCAAATGCCGGATGCTCCGGTTGCTTTGTTTACCGGTGAGGGCGCATTGTACTCAAAGCTTTTTACCCAAATTATGCAACGCTTTAATAATAAAGAAATTGCTGGTGGCGCCATAAAACTTGATAAGCAAGCAGTTCAAAATACCGTAAAGCAGATATTGAAAGATTTATCCGCACAACTCAGAGCGAATGGTTTAAAGGTGCAAGAATCTACCATTCCAACACTAGCTGATTTGATCGTTGAAGAACTCGAAAGAACATTAATAACCGAAGCCAAAGGAAAGCTAGCCTCCAGATCTGCCCGTCGCCGAGCCAGAGTAGCCGCCCAGGCAGAGAAGGGCGCCCAGATGGGAACAGACACCGCTTATACAAGCACTGCAACTGGCGGTAGAGGAAAGCCTTCGAACGCAGCTGAAAAGTGGGTCGCCGCAGGCAAGCCAGAAATTGATCAAGTTAGTGGCAATAACCTTGTCAGCAGAGACGCTGATCATTATGCGAACGCAAAGCAGAATATTCTTAAACCAGACGCTCTGGAATATGCAAAAGCACAAGTAGCTTGGCTGGAGAAGAATAAGCCCGATCAAGGGATCCCCGGCCAGCTAGCTTCGGCCATCAAGGCAACCGAAGCTAGTCCTGAAGCCAAGAATTATGGCGCAGGCAAGACCGGCACTGGCGCTAGAGTGGAGCCTCAAAAGGGCCAGGTCGATGCCTTCCGCGCTGTTGCCGGCAAAATCACTGCCTTGGTTGGTCAAGCTGCCGGCGCAGATATAGCCGACCGCGAACAGAGAAAGATGGTAACGACTGACATTCAACAAGACCTGAAGGGACTCGTAATGAAAATTGTTAAGCCACACCTACAGAAGCACTTACAGGCTAAAGACATTAAATTGAAGGAAGCCAAAGCGAGGGCAAATGAAAAAAAGTGATTTAAAGCAGCTAATTAAGCCTGTAGTCAAAGAGTGTATACATGAAGTCCTTTTAGAAGAAGGACTCTTGTCCAATGTGGTTTCCGAGGTGGTCAAAGGAATGCATGCTGCTCCGCTGGTCGAGTCGGCGCGCCCCCCACAAAAAGCGGTAGCAAACAAAAACAACGAAGCAAGAACCAAGATGGCAGAACATCGTAAGAAGATGTTAGATGCTGTTGGCAGAGGTTCATATAATGGAGTAGACTTATTCGAAGGCACGACACCAATGTCCAATTCAGAGCCAAAACCTGGCCAAACAGATCTGGGCGCCCCCGGAGACGCGGGCGTAGATATTAGTTCGATTGTAGGTGACGCGTCAAAGATTTGGCAGCACATGAAGTAGAGGAGGGAACTGATGTCTCATAAAGCGATAAACGTATCAGTCAGCAGCAGGGAAACTAGAGGTAATGTAGAAAAGATGATCCGAAGATTTCTTAAGAAAACAAAGAAAGCAAAGATCGTAGAACAAGTTCGAGATAGAAAATATTATAAGAAGCCCTCAGTTAAGAAAAAAGAGAAACGACAAAGAGCTATAAAGGCAGCCCTTCGTGAACAACAAAAACGCCGTAGAGCACAAGAAAGACGTAATAGAAATAAATAGAGACTATTTATATTGAAAGACCATTGAGACAGGAGAAATATTATGGCAGGTTTTAACAGTTGGGGACGTACAAGAAGCCCAAAGAGTCTGAACCCCGGCGCCGGCCGCGGTGTTGCAGTTGAGGTTTTGGCCAATACCACACGTCTATTAGGCGTTACCGCAACA